GCCGTCGGTGCCCGTGCCCTTGGCGACGTTGGTCTGCTCGATGTAGCGGGTGTTCTCGTAGCGGCCGATCTCCGCGTTCATGATGAGATTGAAGCCCGTGTCCGAGTACTGGTGGATGGTCTCAAGCGCATTCTTGAGCGTGCGCAAGGTCGTGGGCCAGCCGAGCGCGTAATAGTCATCCGCGACGTAGGCCGGGATGTTGCGCTCCTTCATGGCATCCGTGATCGCCTTCGCGTGCGCGTTCGAGTAGGCGATGTTATTCGTGCCCGTGACCGTGCCGTTCGTGTAGAGCACCACCGCGTTCACCGAATTGCCGCCGACCGGAATCACGCGCAGCAGGGTCTGGTTGAATTGCCCCCACGCCAGGCGATCGAAGAACTTGACCGCGTCGTTCTTCAAGACCTTCTTGATGATGTCCTCGACGGGAAACTTCGACAGGTTGTCGAGCTTCGCGGAGTACGGGATCGAGTTGCCGCCTTCAGTGACGGTAAGCGTGCCTTGGATGATCGTGAAATTGGACTCGGGCATGGTGTTGGTCTCGACCAGCACTGCGCCCGCGGTGGTCACATCCGAGAACACGTCCCAGGTGAACGTATCGCCCTTCTTCTTGCCCTGCTGCGAGATGTCGTGAACGTCGGCGAATTGCCGGAATTTGACCAGCGGCTGTACCGTCGCCCGCATCACGTTCGAGAGCTGCCGGCTGTAGAAGTAGCCGCCGAGAGAGGAAACCGCCCAGACTTGACCTGCCATGTGTGGTGACTCCTAAGAGTCACCCGTGGCTTAAGTGTGACTCCTAATGTTTGATCGCGCGTGCCTGACCGCGGCTGGCGGCCATGCGTGCAATGGCCTCCTGCGTGGTCTCCCGTTCATCCGGCTCCGCCTCCTGCCGAGTACGCCCGGCGGCCTGCGGAACTTGAGACGCACTCCGTTTGCGATCGAGCTTGGATGGGGTTCGGGTTTCACGCGTGGGCGTGACGTTGTTCGGGGCGCCCAGGTACTGCCGCAATTGCGCCAATTCCTGGCGAAGCTCCGTGCCGGTCGCCTCCAGGCGCTTGCGCGGGGACCACTCGGGATGCTCGCGTGCGAGCCTCGCGTCGATCTGTGCCGCCTTCGCCTTGAAGCCCGGTGCTGCGAGCTCCGTCGCAAATCCGTCCTCACTTTCGAACCATTCCACCGCTCGATCGAAAGCCGTCTTGCCCTCGACTCGCGCATCGACACGTTCATCCACCATGCGAATCAAAACCTCGGGAGTCACCCTCGGGGTCTCGCTCTGCATGTCTGCCAACGCTTCGATCGCCTCATCATCGCCCATGCTCGCGCGGGTGTAGAGGTCTTTGAGGCGCGCTCGGCGCTCCTCGCGTTCCTTCTTCGCCTGCTCTTCGGCGTGGGCTCGAGCTTGCTCGGTCTCACGGGAAGGAGTACGGGTCCGCGCCGTTATATCCCCGTCGCGCCCGTCCTGTCCAGTTTGCGACTCCTCTGCGACCTGGCCCGCCTGAGCGCGAAGCTGGCCAAGCGTCAACCATTTGACGCCTGCGGGCGTGTCGACGCGGTACTCGGTCTGTCCTTTGGCGTTCTTGCGCACATCGGTGGCACCGGCGTCCCGCGCCGCATCCTGTTCGGCGTCCAGGCGCTCCTGCTCGCGAAGGAGCTCCGCCGCCGCGGCCTGCTCGCGCTCCTCCTCGCTCATCGAGGCGCGCTCCCGCCGTTCAGCTTCGGCCTCCGCCTCAGCGAGCTGCTCGGCGCGCGTCTTGCGCGCTGCACCACCCTCGCCCCGGTCTTGCTGGTCCCACACCTCATCGGTGAGCTCGACTAAGTCCTCCTCCTCGTCCTTGATCTCATCGGCCCGGTCGGCGATGGCGTTTCGCGCCTCCAAGAGCGCGTCGTTGCGGCGCTTGTTGGCCTCGCGCGCGAGCTGCTCGCGCTGCTCGCGGTTCGCCTCGTTGTCGGCTGCGATCTCCTCAGCGCTTTTCGGCATCGATTTCTCCGTCGATTAATTGCGTTGCGGTCATGCCAGCCTGCACCGCCTCACCCAGCCACGCTTGAAATCCCTCGAGCAGCCGGATCCGCTCCTGAAGCTGAATTAGCTGGGTCGATAGGTTCGGGCTCGCCGGGTCCAAGCGCTTCAAGGCTTCCAGCGCGGTCTCGAGCTGGCGCTCGGATTGCTTCAGCAGGTAATCCCCGATCGCCCCTTTGAGAAACTCCTCCACCTCCACCCCGAACACCGCCTGCCTCACCAGCGGGTCGTTCGGGTCGAGCCCCAACGGTCGCACCATACATTCTCACGCGGCGCCGGCCGGCGGCGCCGCGGCGTCCGGCGGCGCCGCGGAGGCCGCGGCCTGCGACTGCGCGGCGTTCTGCGCGGAGAGCTGCGACTGCTGGTCAGCCTGCTGCGCGTTGGCGGCTGAGCCCAACGCGTGGGCCAGGAGCGCATCGTCTTGGTCTAAGAGGTGCTGGTGGTAGGTCAAGGCGATCGCGCCCTTGTGCTGCGCGGCGGCGATTCGCTCGCGCGCCTGGTTGGCTTCGCGCTTCGCCACGAAATTCAAAATATTGCCCTGCTCCTTGTCGTTCTTGTGGCGCTTCAAGTCCTGCACCATCTGCATGAGCTGCTTGTTGACCTGCTCGAGCTTCGCGACCTCGGGGTTGCCCTGCGTCGAGAACCGATCGCCGTCTGCATACCCTGAGAGCGCCATGATCTCCTTCCACACCTCGGTCAAGTTCACGCCGGCGGGCGGCTTGGCGGCGATCGCGGCGAAGGCCTGCAGCGCGCCGATGAAGCGCGCCATCATCGCCATGGTGTCGGTCGAGCCCATGCCGACGTTCACCGTCGTGGTGAGCTCTGCATCGAGCAGCTCGTCGGTGACCTGGTCCAACCCAAATTTCTGCAGCACCTTCGCCCGCTCGCCGGCGATCGCGAGCACCGTCTGGTCGGTCTCATAATGCTGCTCCAAGAGCACCAGCTGGCGGATCACCTCCACCACGAACGTGATGGCGAAGGTCTGCAGCATGTACTCGGTCATCTCGGAGGCCGGCCCCTGCAGCATGCGGATCGTGCCTTGCGCCTCGCGCGGCGCGCCCGCCTGGTGCAGCTGCATGGGGTTGAAATTGCCCACGAGATCATCGAACGCCTGGCGCTTGCGGTCCTCTTCCTGGTAGGAGGACGCGGTCACGTCAGGATAGGTGAGCTCCTCCATGTCCTCCATGTTATCGACCGAGACGATGCCGCCGGGGACGTTCCTCACGAGGGCCATGGTGTCAACGTTGGTGCCGCGCTTGATCTTGTAGCGCTTGTTCAGCACGAAGAGAACGTTATCGTTCCGTTGGTTCTCGAGGCCGTTGATGGCGTCCTGCAGGGGCTTGACGAGCTCGGGCACGGATACGGGTAAGGGTTTGTGTGTCTCGAGCATGGCCAAGCCCAGTACGTAGGGCCGGCGGCCGTGGAAGACGGTGTGCTCGAGGAGCTCGGGCTCGGTGAGCAATTTTCCGTTGTTGAGCGCATAGAACTCCCAGTCATTGCCGTCCCAGCGGTGGATGTGCCGCTGCACCCAGCAGATCTCGTAATCGGACACGGTGCGGCTTTCCTGGCTCGGGTCCTGCCGGCGGCCCAAGCGCGACATGCGAGTCGAGTCGTCGGGGTTATCCGAGCGGATATCTTCCATCGGATATTCCATCCAGGTCCGCCCCTTCGGGTCCGGCTTTCGCATCTTCTCGAGCACGTCGCCCACGTACATGTCGATGAGCTGTATGAAGTACGGCGAGTCGTTCACGGGGTCCATCCACGACGCCGAGGGGTCGAAGCGCGCGTTCTCAAGCGGGAATAGATCGACCTGCGGCGCGTCCTTGGCGACGATGGTCTTGCCGTGGATGTCGCGCTTGGTTTGGTACTTCCAATGCACGTGCGCGATGCAGGCGCCCTGCTTCTGCGCGTCCTGAATCCCGCCGATGAGCACGTGGAACCAGGGGATCGAGTGCGTGCAGCGATACTGGATCAGCTCCTTCATCACCGCTGCGGAGATCACCTGTTTCTGGTCGGACGGATTGTTCGCGCGGATCGAGGAGACGTCGCGGTTCGAAAAAAACGCCTTGCACGCGGCCGCCTCATTCTTTCGGATAACAGTGCGAGTGACCGGCACAAAAAGGTGTGATCGCTTGCGGAAATTCTCGCTGTTGTACTTCGAGTCCCCGGGGTGCTGGTTATTGAAAGCTCGAAGGCTATCGTCCCATTGCTGGCGATAGTTCGAGTCAAGGTAAGTCGTGCTAAAACGCATCGCGTCTTTGCCGCGCTGCTCCCAGTCGGGCATGTCCTCGCGCTGGTACGGCCGCTCCTCGCGCGTGTCGGTTTGCCCATCGGACTCATCCTCCTCCCCTGCGTACCAGAGCCGATCGTTGCTCGGGGTGTGGCGCGCGGATCCGCCGAAGGGTGCGCCGCGATTATCGCCGGCGCCCAACCCAGGCGACTGCGGGTAGGCGGGATTCATCGTGCCGCCGTTACTTTCGGGGTCCTTGATCGCCGGCGCCTGCGGCCTCATCGGGCCGCGCTCAGTCTCCATCGGCATCGGCGCGCTCCTCGAGCTCGGGCACCGGCCGCTCGCGTTCTTGCTCCTTGGCGGCCTTGTACTGCTGGGCGGCCTCGTCCATGTAGCGCAGCACTTTGAGCACGCGAGGGTTCACGTTCGCGGTGGCGCTCACGATCGTGCGCGCGCCGAGCAGGGCCGTGTACAGTTTGGACTCGAGAGGCGTCAATGCACCACCACCGTGATCTGCGTCGGCACGCCCGGTGTCGGCAGCGGCACCGCCGCGCAGGCCTGCGCGCTCTGCGCGGATTCCACGCCCGCCACCACCGCGGTGACCGCAAAGCACACCGTGGTGCCGGCCGGCAGCGACGTCGAGCCGGTGACGGTCGTCGTGGCGGTGGTGATGGCCGACTGGATCTTGGCGAGCGTCGAGCCTTGAACGCCGGCATACAGGTTGTAGGTGATTGTGCCCGAGATGGCCGATCCATTCGTGAAGGTGGTGGGCGCGGTCCATGAGAGCGTCGCGGTTTGCGCCTGGGCGAGGCTCGCCAAAAACGCTAGCGACAGTGGCAAAAGCCTCTTCATGAGAGTTTTCATGGGATTTTGTCGATCGCGGAGAGGAGCGCGGCCGCATCGAGCGCGGCGCGCTGGGCCTGCTCTTTGCGGTCAATCGGCATGTGACCCACCTGGCCGTCTTTGAACAGGCGCACGGCGAAGAAAACCGTCGAAAGCAAGATCAACTGCTCGGACTTTGGCCAATCCTGACTCACGCGAAGGCCCGCTGCTGCTTCTTGACCCAATCCTTAGGTATCCGCACGAGGCCGGACGCGTAGAGCTCGCCCTCATCGGGATAGGGGTTTCGCCCGCGGGGCAGCCCAAAGAGCTCGAGCATGGCGCCGCCGGCGTTCACCGCCGAGCGCATGATCTCATTGGGCGTACCGCGCTTGTGCTCGGGCATGAGGTAGCCAAAGCCTGAGCGCTTCAAAAATTCATCCGCCACCCGGGTGATGACGCGGTGACGCAGAATGAGGGCTCGGCCCTGGACGTCGATGAGCCAGGGGTGGTGCTCGTAGTGCCGGTTCAACGTCGCGGCCATTGCCTTCGCGATCGCCATGTCGGAGGCCTCGTCCGCATCGCCTACTTCCGTGACGATCGACAGGCCCGAATCGAGCACATGATGCCTCATGGCTTCGTGAAGCCGTCTTTGAGGGCGCGTTCCAACTCCTCGGTGCGCGCGGCCTGGCCTTTCTGAAACGGCATCCAGGTCGCGTAAATGTGCTCTGGCACCGGGTCATCGTCTTGAAGCAGTTCAACCGAGGTCTGCCCGAAGACGATGCCGTTTGAGTCGAACCCGCCCACGTTGATGAGGCGATCGTTCCACACGTGCGTGATGAGACACGCGAACACCGGCCCATGCGCGGTCAAATGAGAAAACCAACCCAAGTGATGAAAGAGCACCACGCGGCCGACCGTCGGCGTAATCACGCGGGCACCTTCGGGATGACCGTCGATAGGTTCACGTCGTGCCAGCGCAAGCTCATGATCTGGATCGAGCACACCGCACAAATGACGCGGCGATCCTGAGCGAGCCGGAACGACGGCGAGTGACAGTTGGTGCAGGCGATGAGCTGCACCACTTCCGTTTGGAACATCGTCGCCGGCATGTGCGCGCCCGGCAATCGGACCGTGCTGTCGCCGGCGGGCGGTGCCTGGCGCGCGGTGAGGTCGACCACGTTGCTCGCGCCGCCCTCGACGATTTTCAAATCCGGTTTGTGGCGTTCGTCTTCCATCACGTAGGCTGCCTGTAGATGCCGGTCTGCCCTAAATCCGTGGAATCGAACGAGCGGCCGTCCGAGAAGTTATAGATGCGGTGATCGGGCGCGGCGTACTCCGAGCCCCACTGGCGGATGACCATCTCCTTCCAGGAGAATTGCCTCGAGGTCACGGGATTGCCCAAGCTCGGCGGCAGAACAGGCGCGGCCATCAATACTCTCCTTCGAGCTGGTGCATCAGCCGGGCGGCAGCCTCCCGGTTTCTAAGCTCACTCACCTCGCCTGTCAAGCGAATGATGCGCTCGGCGTCCAGGCGCGAGAGCATCCACGGCTCGCCTGAGTGCATGACGCGGGTCGCTTTCATCCGCAGCTGCGCAAGCTCAAGCTCAGTCACATCCCTCCTCAAACTCATACCTCATCAGGTTCTATGGGGCCAGAATCGACCCAGGACGGCGCCCGGGGATCCAAATCATAAATGCGCGACACCGCGTCGATGAGATCCTTCTTGCCCGTGTAGGGATAGAATCCCACCTGCAGGCGCAGCCGCTCGGCGAGATCGTAGGTTATCCCGTTCTCATCTTCCGCCTCGATCTTTTGCGCAACGCGGTACTCATAGCCCGACTGGATCATGCGGACCTGTGCGGACGTGAGATTCTCGTAGTCGGTCTCATACGGCAGGAAGTACGCATGCGCCTTCAAGTCGGGACCCAAGCGCTGCACCCGATCGTTCTTGCTGCCCTGCCCTTCGTTCGGCCAGGTAAGCTCCTCGATCTCGAAACGGCAGTTCTCGATGCGCATGCGCTCCTCGATGTAGTCCATGTCGGCCTGGGCGCCGTAGGTCTCGTAGCCCACCTTCAGGCCCACGATCCCGGGCATGCGGGTCCACTTGTTGCGCAGGTCCCGTAGATTTGACCAGCGCTCGGCTAAGTCCATCTTGTGATCGAACCCATCGAGGAGGAACTTGCGCCCGTGGATGTCGACGCCCTGCACCGCCATCGCGGTATTATCGCTGTCCTTTTTCTTCGAGCGCGCCGGGTCGCACGTGAGGTACGCCATCAGCACCGCGGGACGCACCTCCCAGCGCTGCAGGTTGTCGGGGTCGAAGAAGCGCTGAGTGCCGGCGAGCGGGTTACAGAGCATCTGGCAGGCGATGTCGGCCTCGAGCTGGTCGATCTTTTTCTTCGCCCACACCTTGGGACTGAAGAGCACCGGCCGGCCGTCTGCCAAGCCGTTGTGCGTCGCAGGGTAGATGCGCGGGATCGCGGCGCCGCGGTCCATGATGGTCTGGTAGGTGTCGGCGAAGTTGTAGCGCGTGCCCTCATACCACACGCGCCCGCCGATCATTCCAAGGTTGTCAGACAGCGACCAGGCACGCGTGGTCTTCTCGATCTGTTCGGGGGTGTTGACGCTTTTGTCGGTGACGACGTCGTTGTAGATCCGGAGTTTGAAGTGCCTCGAGGTCGGCATGCCATCGACCAGGCCGTGGGCCTCGACCGTGGCTTCCTTGGGGTTCGATTGTCGTTTGACCACGATCCCGGCATCGAGCGACCAGAGCGGACTGTGTTCCTGCGGCTTTTCGTAGAAGATCTCAGGGAACAATCGATGCAGGTCCTCGTTGCTCTCGAACTCGAGCTGGATCTGGCGCACGAAGGACTTCGCGATGCCCTTCGAGTGGCTGAAAATCGCGATGGTGATCTCGGGGTCGTTGATGATTTCCTGGATCGAGCCGCCGAAGGTGATGACGGTGGACTTGTAGTGCTCGCGCGCCCAAATGTCCAAGTGCCCGTCGGGGTTTGCCTCGACCTCTCGGCAGCGCGCGTAGATCCACGGGTGCAGGCAATCGGTGCGGTGCAGGACTTTGACCAGCAGGTAGAACCGATCACCTCGGGCTAAAGCCCTCACCGCCTCCCGGTTCGTCCCCATCTGATCCGTCTGATCCCATAGCGCGAGCAGCTGCGGGATCGGCATCAGCGGCAGCGGCTGCTTCAGCAATCTTTGCATAGTAGTCCTGCAGGAGCACGGGCTCGGACGGCACGTACGTGAGCTTTACCGACTTGCCGGGCGGCGTCGAGATCTCGGTGGCCTTGAAGTCGCGCCACCGTTCCTTGCGGCGGTTCTTGAGCCAGAAGATGAGCGCAGTGTCGGACGGCGGCACGTGCTTGAGTATGGGCACGCGCAGCACCTTTTTCGTGCGCGTCGTAATGACCCGGCCGGGATCCTCGTCGGTGGGATCAGGCGTCTCGATCACTTCGTCGACCAAAAAAATCTCTTCCGATTCGTACGTGTAGCCGTTGGCGCGTTCAAAGAGCGAGCGTTCGCTGCGACGGTCCGAGGGCGCCTTGCCGAGCTTTACGGCCTCCGAAAACTTCTCATGGGTTTGCATCCACAGATAGAACGTCGAGCGCGTAATCTGCAGGGCGTGAGCGATCTCGAAATCGGTGGCGCCCTTCTTCGAGAGCATTTTCGCCATCTCGCAGAACGCGGCGCGGTATTTGGTGGGGCGCCCGCCGCCCTCACCCTGGGACATTTACGTCTCGTCTTGCTGTCCGCGCCCGAAACGCGTGGGCTTATCGGAGGCGCCGCCGCGGTCCTTGGGGTTCACGCCCTTCATGTGCTTAGGCGGTGGCGACTTCTTGGGTTTGCCCATCGGCTTTGGGTGCTTCTTGGTTTTCATGGTTCCCTTTTTCCTTCAGTCATCGCCGTGATTGCCGTGATACGCGGTCGACGGCGTGCGCACGCCGTACGCGGCGCCGGACGTCGCGCGCAGGTGCTGGCCCAAGCGGTTCGCCATGTCGCGGTTGCTTCGGTGCATGATGGTCGCGTCGAAGTCGTAGTCGCCGGTCATCTTGGGCACCGAGTGCCAGGCGCGCGGGGAACACGCGGCGTGCGATCCCTGATGAGCGAGGCGGTGCATGGCGTCCGGTTTCATACAGGCCTCGTTGTAGACGCACTCGCCTCCAATTGCAAGGAAGTCGAATGTCCGGGCAGGTGCCCCAAGCGGATGACCTCGCACTTCATGTCGCGCATGGTTTTAAGGAGATCTTCCGGGGTCGCCTGGTCGTATCCCGCAAAATAGACCTGCGGCCGCAGGCGCGCGGCCAAGAATCCCTTGGCGCCGTCGAAGGGAATGAGCGCATCGACCCAGGGCCTGGCGCGTTCCAAGATCGCATGCATTCTTACATCGATGGTCTGCACGGGCCGCCCTGGGCCTTTCAGGCGGCGCACGCTGTCATCGTGATTGATCCCGACGATCAAGTACTCGCAGCGCGTGTGGGCTTCGGCAAAGAAATGCAGGTGCCCCTCGTGCAAGAGATCAAAGCAGCCGTGCGCGAAGCCGAAAATCACGCATCCGCCCGGCGCTTCATCTCGCGCAGCTCCCTTGCCTGCAGGCGCTCGAGCAGGTGCACGACTTTAAGCATGTCCTCGGCGATACTGCGAAAAGTCTTCGCGTGTACTTCCTCGATACTTTGAAGCCGTGCCTCGATGCGCGCTGCCAAGATCTCGAAACGCTGCTCGGCGCGGCTCTGAGCTTCGCCTAACCCCGCGGTGTCGATCACTCGGGCAAGATCGCTAAGCCCGCTGCCCATGAGGTGCGCCGCAATATCCTCGCGCAGCGTCTCGAAGGATTGGGCGGCGCGCTCGTGGGCGCCGGTGATGGCCTCCATGGGCGCATCCATGAACGACATCAGTCGGCTCTGCTCCTGGATGTCTTGGCGGATGCCGCCCAGGAACGACTGCAGGCCTTTGAACGCCTCGCGCATCTCGAACGCGATGAGCTGCTGCACCTCTTGGTGGTCGAGCGGCGCCGGCGGCTGCAGAGGCATCTCGACCGGCACCACCCGCTGCTCGCGCTCGTCAAATGGGTATGGGCCTTGTGGCTGCGTCGTCTCGGTGGGGTTCGCGTGACGCACGCCGCCCGAAAGCTCACCGCGGTTGTACGCGCGCACGAGCGCCGGCGCTCGGCCCGCGGCCATGGCGGCGATCGCCTCGTGGCGATCCTGGACGCTCTCCTCGCGTTCGCGAAGCTCGCGATTGAGGCGATCGCGCGCCACGCGTTCGTCGGGGGTCAAAGGTCCGGTGCGTTTGTCCATCTGCTCGCGCAGCCGCCGGCGCTCGTACTCGAGGGGCGACTCGCCCAACCGGCCGACGTCGGGCGCCTGGTACGGCAGGTCGTCACCGGCCTCGGGGCTCATGGTGGCAAACGCTCCTCGACGCCTTCGATGATGAGATGGCCCAGCATGAGAATGACCTCCTGACAGCGCGCGGCGTTGGACGAAGGGATGACGATATCGACGTCGCAGCCTAACTGAGGGCGCCCGGAAAGACCAAGCGTGGGCATGCCGCGAAACTTGGCCTGGATGACCGCCTCATTCACGGTGCGCTCGGCCTGGACGCCGCCCAACGCGATGAGCACATCCCCGGGTTCACCGAAGGCCTCGACCTGGCGAGCGAAAATTTTCTGATGCCCGTAGTCATTCGCCGCGGCGGTCAAGATGGCGGCGTCCGAAAGCGCAATCGCGTGATACGCCTTGCGGTCCGGCATGAACCGCACCACGAGCTCGGACGCCAAGTGCGAGGCGATCGCCGAGCGTCCGCCGTTGCCGCAGAGCAATATCTTATGACCTTCGGTAAGCGCAAGGACGAGCATGGAGACCGCCGGATCCCACTGCGCGTGTAACGACTCGCCGACCGCCGCGAGAGCTTCCCAGTGTTGATCCATCGAGCGCTGCCATCCCTTGACGCTCATCGGTGCTAGCTACCGCGTGATCTTGTAGGCAAGGCCTAAGAGCGCGACCGTGAGCGACCAGGTGAGGACGCGAAGCGCGGTGTTCGTGAACTTGACCCGCGAGGGTGAGCCCCAGTGTGGCGAGGGTTTCGGCGGCGCGATATACAGGAACTCATACTCCTCGAGTCCGGTTTCGTCCTCGAGCTCTTGATTCGCGCTGGATGATTTGAACCTTGAAACCATAGATCGACTCCACCTGCTTGATTTTGTTGATGGCGACGCGCGTCATAAATCCCTTGCAATCCTCGATGCTGAGCGTGTCGTGCTTCGTGGTCGACGTGGGCGCCCAGCACACCAGGAAGTCGGCACGATAGACGATGCCGCCGGGTAAGTGAAACGGCACCTGTCGGGTGAACCAGCGCACCGCACCCATCGTCCACAGATTTTTGAGCGCTAGGTACCTCGATGCTTCGAGCTTCGAGTCGAAGCGGATGTGATCGATGACGTTCTTGGTGTTGGCATACTTGACGGTCTTCACCCCGAGTGCGCGAAACTCGCGAACCGTCATGCGCTCCATCACTTCTTCCGCGCCGCGCGTTTTTTCTTCAAGTGATGCGCCGCGATCTTGCGCCCCGTGTTCGAGAGCTCGGGCTCCTCATCGCTCTCGCGTTCCACGTCCGAAGGTTCAATCGGTGCGCCGTCCTGCGAGTGATCGAGGGGCAGCTCAGGCTCGTTGTCGGGATCGGTTTCAAGGTCCGCGCCCTTGATCGCGATCTGGATCGTTTGGTTGAGCAGCATCGGCACATCGACCGCGCCCTTCTCAGGGTTCACCTGCAGGGTGAAGGAAACTAAGGTCAAGCCGCCGATCTGCGGTTTTAAGCGGATGCCCTTGATCTTGGCTTTGGAGAAGGCGACCGCCGGCACGTCGTAGCCGTTGATGCGCACCTGGGCGCCGTCGAACTTGTGCGAGAGCGCGTAACTGTCGATCGAGGAGAAGCGCGGCACGTGACCGCTCGAGGAGTCGCGCACGAAAAAGGCATCGTGGGCGCCGAGCGCCCCGGTGAGCGCCTGCAGCTCCTCCGCGTTCACAAAGAGCCCACCGATCGGGATGTCCAAGCCCGGGACGTCCTCCTCGCCGTGGTGCTCGGTGCGCGTGTTGATGGAGGGGCCGATCTTCGCCGGGCGCTTGGTCAAGCTCAACGTCATCACGAGGCCATCCCGGTGCGCTGCGCTGCCACAAAGGATGCGGGTGTGTCAATCATGGGCGGTGCTCCTTGCGTAAACGGGGGGTTGACGAATTGCTGCGGGTGCGCTAGTCCAAACACTTCGCATAATCACCAGTATGTGATGTCAAATTGACCAATCAGGCGCCCGGTTGATCGATTTGCATTTTCGTGCTTCCGAGCGACCGAAATGTCGCGTTCTGGCATGACCAGTGTGGAAAAGGCCTTTCGTCCCCCCCCGGTCGCGGATCTCGTCTGCCGACAAGCACCGAAATATTTATTTTTCATTAAGAGCCCTTGACCTGCATGCTGCCGTCTGGGTTTTTGCCCATCTCAGCCTTGAAAGCAATCCAGGTGTCAATGAGGACTGATCCCATGACTCCAGGCGCGATGAGGCGCTTGCTCTGCAGGTATCCGAGGAACATCACCACAAAAGCATCCGAGTGCACCAGGTCCTGGCTTCCCTCGCTGTATGCTTTGAATCGCGCTTCATGCATACACTGGACACAGATCGCAGGTCCGCCGCATCGCGCTTTGGTGCCGTCATCCCTAGGTCTAACCCACCCGTGTCCGAAGTTGCCGCTCACCGCTGCACCCGCTTTTGGCCCGGGGTTTGCTCGGCCACCACGGTAGACGGGTCGATGGCCGGCGCGTAACCGCCGTAGAGTGCGAGCTCGAGCTCTCTGTCCAAGTGATCTTTCATCTTCTGGCCGATGCGGCGCATTTGGGACGGTGTGAGCTCGAGGCCCTCGTGGTCTTCCGCGACCATCACCTGCACGCTGTACTGCGTGATGCGCGTCATGCCTGTCTCCGCGTACGCTCGACGAGCGCGAGCGCCTGGTCGGCTTCGCGGTCCAACGTCATTGCACGCCACCTGCTTTATGCAAAAGCGGCTGCACCACATTGATCGCCTTCGCGCGCCGGCCCGGTCGCTGCAGTTCCTCGATCCAGACGCTGCAGTGTGAAAGATCCCCGGCAAACCCTAGTTCGCTCGCAATCATCCAAGCCGCTTCTGGCGATGGCAATCTGTCCTTCGCGGGCGAGCTCATGCTCATGTGCCTGCAGATGCCGCAGGGATGACCGGCCTCGATCGAGTAGGTCACCAAAAATCCGAAAGGGATCTCCACGGTTTGGGCGTTCATCTGGTCCATATGGCGCCTTTTCGCTTCAGGGTCGCTGATTGTTGCCAAAAGCTGTTTTATGTCGACTGGACGCGCGGCCGCGAGCTCTTGCAGAGCCGCCAGCGCGCGCTGCTGTTCCGGGCCTATGACAAGCGGCGTCATGCTCGACCCTCGCTCGTCGGCATGCCCTCGAAGCGCGCGATCATTTCCTTGAACAAGACGACGAGGTCCTTCCGGTTGGCGCCGTTACTCATGAAATTTGCACGGCCGTCGCCGCGGCCGATCCCCTCGAACGGGAACACCAAAAGCACAAATCCGGTCGGCTTATGCGGATGTTTGAGATCGCCATTGAACGTTTCGTCGAGCACGTGGCAGATCGCCGTCATTTTCTCAATGTACTCGGGTTCTACCGGTGCATCGCCCAGCATTTCGCCCGCGGCTCGCTCACGCTGCTTATGCTCGCTCATGAGCGCATCCGCATCGTCTCAACGAGCTCAAGTCGCGTGGCCTCCTCCATTTCAGACTCGGTCATGACCCCTTCGTCGACCAGAATGTTCGACAAGGCATTAACCATGTTGATCGCAATCTCCCGAGACGGTCCCTGGTAGCCCGGATGCCGCAGTGCCAAGCAAAGGCACCCGTGCGTGGTGAGCACTGAGAGCAGGTCCAAATCCACGGTGACGCGTCGATGCAATTGGTCGGCGTTCACGTGAGCCTGCCCTGCATCGGTGTTCCGCGGTGAAAGTCCTGGACGGCGTCCCGGCACTCCTTGGGCGTCACGAACGGCCCGCAGATGTGCCTGGCAGGTCCGATCGCGCCGGCCGTGGTGTAGCCGTCATAGGCAAACACGCCGCGGGCGCCGTCCTGCGTCTTGACGATCCGATACCGCCCGCAATGCGTGACGATGGTCGAGACGGTTTCCCGGTCCCAGGTCAGGGGCACCGAGGGGTCCGGCATGCCCGCCTTGCCATTGGCATTCTTGAGGCACAAGGCGTGCGCTTCGGTCAGGTTTCGCACCGTCATGACCCCGCCCTCCCCTCTCGCGTTTGGGCAGCCAGGGCGGCCGCCGCGGCCTTCCACTGCGGCAGGCGGTCCAGAATCGAGGCCAAGCCGGTCGGTCGGGATTTGAGGTAGCGGTCCATTTCTGCACGGTAGCACTCGAAGGTCTCCGAGGTTCGGCGCATCCGAAATCCCACCTCCCTGCCTTTGCTCTCCAGGTTTTCCAACGGGTTATTACCCGTCCGGCCCTCAGAAGGTTTATTTAAAAGGTTAGAGACTAGGATTGGGGGGCAGGATGTCCGGGGTGGGGGGGCACCCGTGTCAGGGGGGGCGGGCACGGTGTCCGGGGTCCTTTTGGGGTTATCCACAGCCGCCGAGGTACCACAGCGCTGCACCTTGGTCGGTAGCCGCTCGGTGGACGGCGCGGGGATTGAGTACCAGCTCGAGCGGCCCACCCGGTGAGTGACCTTCAAGAACCCGGCTTGCTCGAGGTAGCGAAGGGAGCGGCGCACCGTGCGCTCGTCGCACTCCGCGTCCTCTGCGATCGTGCGAACGGAGGGATAGGCTCGGCCCGTCTCCTTGCTCACGCGGTTGGCGATGGCGAACATGATGGCTTTGTAGGTGCGCCCGCCGTAAGTGGTCGAGGCAACGGTTTGAATCGCGGAAATGCTCAATTTAGGTCCCCTTTCTTGTGTGCGAAAGGTGCCTGGACCAGGGAATGCTGGTTGTCCTACAAACCCGACGTTGCGAAGTGTCCGTCCTACGCCTATTATCTGCTCGTGGACACATTGCACTGCGTCACACATCTCAATCGTCGGGTCTCGAACAGTTCGTCGCTGGTCAAGACACTCAAATGCCCCGCAAGGGGCATTTGCGTTATAAGCCCCTGTAAACATAAGGGCAACCGGTTTGACCGAATCTCCCGGTATTTTTTGCACAGTTTTCCACACGTGCTCAGCATCCGCATTCGATGACGCGCCTAACTCGTTGATTGCTTGATGTCTGTACGTTACCGCACAGAACTTCACCTCATTTCGAGAAAAACTTAAGGTCGTTTCTAGGCGACGCGCAGCTCGTGCAGCAGGTACGGGATGAGGTTCGAGCGCTCGATCGCGTAGAGCAGGCGCGCCTGGCCGTCGTTCGCGGCCTCGGTTTCGATGCAGAAATCAGGTCCGCCTGCGCCGCGCACTCGCGCCGTTCCCACCGGCGTGCCGTGGTAGCGCAATTCCACCGAAATAATTCTCGAAGGGCGCGCCCGGGCGCTTGACGTACACATTCGGATCCACTTTGACCTTGCCGCGACTGTTGGTCTGCAGCTTCAAGGCGCTCACGGCCGGCACCACGCCGGACTTCTTCCAACGGCCCACCGCCTGCTTGCTGATCCCCAAGACCTCGGCGATCTTGCGGTCCGACTCGTAGAAGCCGATGGCGGTGTCGTATGTCATGAGCGCGAAGGATACGCTTTTCGCCACGCAAGTGTAAACCTGCGGTTGACACATCGGAAACTTCCGGTTTACTCTCAAGGCTCACGAACACGCACACGAGGCGCGTATGAAAGTCCGGTTCTACAAAGGGTATTGGACCATATTCTGCGGCGCCGATCCGGTCATTTCCTTCCCCAGCCTGAAGAACGCGTTAGCGGTGTTGAGGTACCACGGATGAGCGATCGGGTGACCATCACGCTCGAGCTCGAACTCGATCACGCCTGCGCTCTTGCGCGCCTGTGCGATAAGTTCGCCTTTACCGACGCCCATCGATACCTCTATCCGCATGTCGACAAAGTCACGCGCGACGAGCAGGCGTACCAGATGACTCACGCGACTTACGTGCTCTTCCAGGAGCTCTCCAAAACCGGGGTCAATGCGTGGCCCTGGATCGAACACGGACGGGGGACTTAGAGTGAGCGCCAGAGAGCTCGTCGTCTCCAACGCGCCGCCGATGTCCGTGGAGTCGATCCGCGAGCGCTCGCTGCACGTGCAGGCGCTCATCAAGGATCTGATGGTCGACGGCGTGCACTTCATGCAGATCAAAGGCACGAACGAAAAAAGCCTCACCAAGCAAGGCGCGGAGATGCTGCTCTCGGCTTTCCACATCGCGGTCGATCCCGAAATCACCGAGGTCGCCACCGCCGATTTCGTGCGCTATACCGTCAAGATCACCGGACGGCACATGGGCTCAGGGATTGTGGTCGGCGTCGGCGTCGGCCGCTGCTCATCGAACGAGGAGAAGTACAAGTGGCGACGCGCGGTGTGCCGCGAGGAGTTCGACGCCACGCCCGAGGCCTTGCGCCGGATCAAGTGGGGCTCGGGCGAGCGAGGCACCTACACCGTCCAGCAGATCCGCACAAATCCTGAGGACGTCGCCAACACGGTCTTGAAGATGGCCAAAAAGCGCGCCCAGGCCGACCTGTGCTTGACCGCCCTGGCGGCGTCCGATGCGTTTCGCACGCAGCCGAAGCCCGGCGCGCAGCAGCCGACGAGAGACCAGGTGCGCCAAGCCGCTCGAGCGCCGGCGGTGAGCACCGAGGTGACTGCTGCGCCCGCCGCATTCAAGCCACCGGGTAACGATGCGCCGCGCCCGGCGACCGCTGCGCAGCGCTCGCTCATCGCCAAAAAGCTCGACGAGTCGGGTATTCCTGAGAATGCGTTCTTTGCGCAGTTCGAGCTCGGGCGCCTCGAGGACATCACGTTCGCACAAGTCGACCCCGCGCTCGCTTGGATCCGGGGGCTGAGACCGTGACCCTTCTCAGTTTTTGCCTCATCTCGACGATTCTGTGGTTGCTCGGCTGGCACACTGCTCTGATCTTTTACATCGGCTTTGCGTGCGGCGTGGCTGGTGCGAAATTTGCCGCTCAGGCGCGCTACGAAGCCGAGCATCCGTATCGGCGGTACACCGATGAGGACATTGCAGCGGAGAACGCGAGCCGGCTGGAAGAACCCTACATGCCGTCCATCGACGTGTTCAAGGCCTCGAAGCGCCTGTGGCGCACACACTGACTTAAAGTTACGGCTTGTCTGACTTTCCGGTCAGACGCTTCCACGCCTTGTGCACGCCGGTGCGCGTCATGGCCGAGGTGTCGATCTCCTCGACGATCACGCCTTCATCGCTCGGTTTGGCGCGTTTTTGGGTGATCGGCGGCCGATAGGCAGATATGGGCGGCGCCGGCGGCCGCTTCGACCACGGCCACTTCACGGCTCGTCCTGCCCGTGTAAATCCACGCACCGGCCGGCGCGGATATAGCCGTGCCAGCAGCCCTTGCAGTTGATCGAGGGCGAAAAGGTGGGTGCGTCGCGATCGCCGTTCCAGGTCCATTGCGCGATCCCGCCGTTCTGGTTGTTCGGGTCGTGCGCGAGCGTGGTCGTCCCTGCGATCAACAGATCGCCGCACCGGCGCTCATGTTTGGGACAGGCAAAACTGAACGCCTGCTCCTCGCCCGCTGCGACGCTCGAGCGCTCGCGGCTCCAGCGCCGGGCGTCCTCATAGCGGTGAAATTGCACCGCGGCCTCACTCATGGAGCGAGGCACACCCGCGCGATGTAGTCCTTCAGGGCTGCGACTTGGGCGTTGGCGCGGGCGCCGATGGCAACGGCGGCGCCGCCGATGTCGGTAGGTCCTGGAAGAGGTTGAGGAGCTCCTGGCGGTAGTCCACCTGCTCCATGATCTCCGGCGCCGGTGGTACCGGTTTTGGGCACAGAACCGCTCGCGATGACGTACTTGCGCACGCAGAGCACAGCAGGAGCGGGATCAGGCTCGTGGATCGCTTCATTGACGGCCGCAGCATAGGTGGTTGCCTCCTGAGTGGTGATGGTAGCTTGCGATTTTTCTCGATTGCGGTTTTCGGCTTCCTGTTTGAGGGCGGCCCTATCCTCGGCTTCCTCGCACTCAAGACCCCTCAGGTAATAGCCCGAGCCGAAGCAGAAGAGCACCGCAATGAGAATCAGCGCCGCCTTGATGGTCATTTGAGCGACTTGAGCGCCGCGGCCAGCGCTTCGACCGCCGCGGCCAGGCGGCGAAATTCAGCGATGAGAAAATCGGAGGTTTGAAACGATCGCGTCTGACCGCTCCTGATTTCGAGCTCGAGGCGCGGCAGAGTCGCATTTAAATCGATCAGGAGCTTCTCGGCCTTCGCCTTGATCTCCTCGAGGAGCTGGTTGCGATCGGCCATCAGCCGCGACCTTTGACGAGGAGCGCGACCACGATGCCGCTCACGATCTCGAGCGCGCACACGACGATGACGCTGCGCACCAGCCACACCAGGCCGTCGACGCGCTCTTTCAAGACCGCGAGCTCGCCCAGCTGGTCGCGCTGACGCTCGAGCTGGCCGGCCATGCGATCCAAGTTCGCGCTCAAGGTGTCGCGCTTCTCGCCCTCCTCGCGGCGGATGAGCGCGTGCAAGTCCCGCACCGTGTCCGAGTATTCGTTCCGGCTCACGTATCGCCCGGGTGCTGGCTGTTGTAGTGCCCGATCGCGGCAACCAGCGCGCCAAGCAAGGTCACCTGCCAGTGCGACCCCGCGGCGATCGCCATCTGCACGGAGCCCGCTATGACGCCGGCGTAGCCCACGATCTTGGTGCGGTTGCTCCAAACGATCAGCCAAAACGAACGAGGTCCGCCAGGCGCTTCGCCCGGGGACCCACTTGACTCGCCCATGGTTCACTTCCTTCCAGGTTGTCCGCGGCTGCCGCAAACTGGCCCGCCTGCATCTGCGCCAGAAAATGCGGCCACTTCGCCATGAAGCGCGCGGCGTTGCCCAATCCCACGTTGAAATACAGCGAATAGATGACCGTCTGGCGCGCCGGGCTCAGCGCCCCGATCCACGGCAGCGCCGCAGCGAGCTCGTGCTCGCAATCACCCAAGTCGTTGCCGAGCAGGTACTCCGACTCCGTCGAGGTGATCCCGCGGCCGGTCAAGTTACGCCCGGTACCGATGGACGGGTTGCCCTTCACGAGCGTGCCCGGGCCGATCGGCAGGCCCGTCGCATCGTCGTACACCTTTAACCGAGTGCCTTCATCACCGTGAAGTTCCGCGCGCAGCAGCTGCTCGGTGATCTGATTCATGGCTTACAAATTCCAGGTAATGGTGGTGTTGCCGTTCAAACCTTTCGAGCCGGATGCGGTAAAACCGGTGGCGCTGTAGGTCGCGAACGCGGTCGCCACGTAAAAAGTGATGACCCCCGAGTTGTTGATGGCGGCGAGCGCCGGGATGATGTTGTTGCCATTGTCCTCGACGAAACACGGAGCGTTGCGTCCTCCCGAGGGGATAAATTCCGACGGGATGCCGGTGAGCGTCATGGCGGTGGAATTCGACGTCGCGATCAGCGAGTCGTACACCGACATGATGACGAGGTTGCCCGTGCGCTCGAAGAGGCACCGGCCGGACGGCGGCGAGGCGTAGCCCGTGAGCGCGATCCCGCTCTGCAAGACCGAATTGGTGCTCGCGACATTGCGTGTCGCAGCGGCGTTGTAGTTTGCCTCATACACTGTTGACTGGCCCCAGGTGCTCGCAATCGGCCCCTGCACGGTAAAGCCTTGCGTCTCGTTGGTGGGGCTGAGCTCCGGCCCAGAGATCGAGGTGCCCGAGCCCAATGACGTGCCGTAGGCCCACACCGGGAGCACACCGCCATTGGTCGCATACGCGCCCACGTTGTAGAGGATCGGCCGGCGCGCCACCCCGGACGTTTGCGGGTAATCACGCAGGCGAATGATCGACTGATAAAAGCTGTTGGGGTTGCCGTTGTCCTCGGTGTCGATGCCATCAATCACGGTGCCGGTCATGTCGGCCGCATTCGAGGTGCTGGTGCCGATACCAAAGAGCGCGGCGGAGCCAAAGTTGCCGCAAATGTGCGAGAACCGGCTGTTGTACACCGAGCAGCCGCCGCCGATGTCGAACCAGTAATCGGTGATGCCGGCGCCGAAGAAGTCGTGCACGGTGGTGCGCGCCATCGACGCCGCCGCGCCGGTGGTGAACACGAAAGCGATGCCGGTCAAGCACGTGACGACGCCGCAGCCGACATAGTGATTGTTTTCAGAATAGTTGTATTGGTTGCGCTGCGTGAATCCCGCGCCGTTGGTGCCGTTGAACACGAAGCAGTCGTAATATCGCGCCGCGCCGATGTCCGATTGACGCCATCCGCCTTGCGCGCTCGAGGTGAGCTCGATGTTGACCCCGTACCAGCTCATGGTCGGCTGGTAGTAGTAGGCCGACAAGTTCGTGGCGGAGAAATCGAACGCAAAGGCGCTGCCGGTGTACTTGATGACCACCCCGTACCCTGAGAAGGCCAGGCCGTTGCTGGTGACGCTGGTCCCTGAGCTCGGCGCCAAATTCGCAGCCACCGTGCTCGCGAGGTTGTAGGTGCCGGGCGGGAGCGTCGCCTGTGCGCCGCCTAACTCCTTCATCACCGAGATGAGCGAGTTGAACGCCGTCACGTTGTCCGTGGTGCCGGTGTTATCCCCGCCGTAGCGCAAAATGTTGAGCGTGGGGTACGCGGTATTGCTCGGCGTGATGGACACCGCCGCCTCGGCCACGGTCTGCGCGTAAAAGGGCTGGGACTGGCTTCCGATCAGCTCCCACTGCGTCCCGTCCCATTCGACGCGCACCAGACCGCTCGACTGGATCATGCCCGCGACCAGCGCGGAGCCGCCCGGCTGGTTCACGGCCTGGGCGCCGGTGGAGTTTAAATTTAAAGTCGAGGCGCCGGTGTTGGTGTGCGCGGCCAGGAATTCGAACTTCAAGCCCGTGTAGAGCGACAACGGATAGGCGCTGTTCGACACCACGTAGGTGTTCGCCGCGGATCCCGTGTCGGTCGCGGCGACAAAGTTCATGGGATCCGTCATTTGCACGGGCGATCGGGTCTTGTACGTCGTGCCGGCGTTCTTGTACGTGAGGATGTAAGAGCCGTCCTCGATGAAAAAGGACACCTGGCCGGTCGAGTCTGAGGTCGCGATGCCACCCGTGAGGGGCGAGGCGGTGCCGTTGGTGGAATAGATCGAGGCGGCGGCGCCGGCCGGATAGGTGGTGACGGTAACCGTCGCGCCCACCAGCGCGTTGCCTGAGGTGTCTTGAAGCGTGTCGAAGTACTGCAGCATTATTGAGTCCTCGTGACCGTCATCGTGCTGCCGAACTTGAGCGTCGTGGCATTGGCGCTCGAGCTGTTCTGCGCAAACTGCACGGTCAACTGCCCGGCGGTCGAGACGTTGACGACGAAATCCAAGTTGCACACGTCCGCGGTGGACGTGGCGATCGCCGACTCGGCGAGCGTTGAGTTGACGGCCACAGTCGCGGCCGCCGCGGTGCCGTTGGCGGTGACGAGGCCTGCGCCCGCGGAGGCATAAAGAAGCGTGCCGCTGTAATTGAGCTGCACCTTGTAGCCTTGAGTGGTCGAGGTTGTGCCTAAGAAGTTCAAGCGCAGTGACACGAGATAGGTGCCGCCCGCCTGCAGGGGCGCGGTCAAGTTCACATCGGCGGTAAGCGCCGTGCTCGATGTCACCGCCTGGTCGGCGTTCTTGACGAGCTGCGAGGTGCCCAACCCTAATCCGGTGCCCCGCCAGGCGGCCAGAATCTGCCAGTAGCCCGAGCCCAAGTACTCGAGGAGCATGGTATCGCCCGGCAGCGCGATGATGTTCACATCGCCCGGCGTGATCATGCTGGTCGAGTTGTAGACGATGGTCTGACCGCCGGTGAAATTCACGAAGAAGAGCGGCCGCGCGGTGCTCGCAGATGAACCAAAAGAGGTGATCGAGACCGAGGTGCCGGTCACCTGAATGAAGTTCGTCCCGAGACTGCCTAAGTCCGTGGTAGTGGCGCCAGTGATGGTCGCGAGCGCGCCCAACGGCGGCGTAAAGAGGCGAAGCCACCGCCCCGCGGCCGAACTGCTGAGAGCCTGCGGCTTTAAGACCGTCGTTCCGTTATCGGTCGCGGTGCTGGTCGCCGACCAGTAGAAGTCGCCCCCCAACCCATCGTTGATCGAGGATCCGCCCTGCACCTGAATACTCAACGTCTGCCCGCTCGAGAGCTGGGGCTCATTGGCTGCGCGCACGTCGGCAAAAATGTCGTAGCTTTTGATGGCGTTTGCCACGAGATCGACGCCCGCCACCGGTCCTATGCCTGACGCATTGGAGCTCGAGGGGCTTGCGAGCTGCGTCGATATCGATCCCGCGGCTGCAGGATCGTTGATGGCCGGGAGGTTATTGATGCTCCAGGTCTCCCCGAGCGTGTCGGTGAAGACCACATTCAGCGACGTACCAGAGGGCACCCAGAATGCCACCAGCGCGCCCGACTGCCCGGCCGCCCGGCCCGAGCTGTTCAACGTCAAGGGATTGGCGTTCGCCACGAGCCCGGTCGAGTCCGTGTAGGTGGTTTGCAAGGTGCTCACCGACCCTGCGACGTAGGTCGTGATGGTCGCGCCCGAGGCGATCACGCCTAAGTTCGTAAAGTACTGCACGAGCAGCGTCAGAGGCGAAAGATAAAGGGTGGTCGCCATGCGTTACTCGTATTGAAATTCGGTCGCGAAGCCGTGGGCGTGCAGCGTCTTAAGCTGATCTTCGAGCCGCTCCCCGATGTCATCGCGGTACATCATGTCGGGGATCTGCACCTCGCCGATGACCCGGTACGCGCGCTTGGCCGCCTGTGAGATGCTTTTGCCGGTGCCGGTGACGACCGCGACGTAATCCCCGCACGTCGCCCAGATGCGCTTTTCGGCGACCTGATCGCCTTTCATCACCGGGAGCTTCGCCATCTTGACGCTCTGCGGGTGGACGAATTTCCGGTTTCCTGGGGTGGGTCCGTAGATCGGGATGTCCAACGTTTCAGGTTTGCCGCGCTCCGAGTACGGGTAATCGGGCTGGGCTAGAACGACGCCCACGGCCACCGAGTAGTCCACCTCGAGCGTATCCTCTCCTTCGCAGGCGTCCAGCATCCACTGCGCCGGATCGCCCTTGTGCGTTGCCCACATGATGGTGGATGCCGGGTGTCCCCAGCGGCAGGTGAACTCGAGCGGCCAGGGCTTGCCGCTCTCATCGATGATGCAATTGACGTCGATGTCGCCCAGGTGGCCCAATTCCATGAGCTCGTCCTCGAGCGGGTCTAAGACCATTTTTCCGAGTAAGCTCTCCTCGACGTACTTCATCACCGTGCCCGCCTCACCACAGTTGGGTCCCGCATCGCCGCTCAAGAGCTTTTTGAACTCGAAATTCTCGTTGTACGGGCCGATGAAGCCCGCGCTTCCCATCCAGCGCGACACGCCGACCTCAATCCCGGGCACGAAGTCCTGCAGCATCACGGCTCCCTTCGGATTCAGGCCGAGCTTCTGCCAGCGCTGAAGCCGCGCGACCATGTCCGCGGCGCTCTTACCTACATAGGAGAGGGATTTGTCCTCCTCGGAGCCCAGGGTTTTGAAGACATACCGTTGGGGTCGCTCGAGGACGTGCGCCATCGCGTCCTTGAGGGTGTCAAACGTTTTATACGGCGGAACTTGAATGCCGCACTGTTCCAGGAGCTGCATGCCGGACTTGCGCTCGATCTCGAGCTCTGCGGACCGCACCGTCGGGCCGTACACCATCACGCCTTGCCGCCTCAAGGCGTCCAATTTCGGCAAGAATTCATCGTTGCCGCTCGAGACTACAAGATCCGCCCAGCGCGCCGCGGAGGGGACCCAGTTCTTTACCTTGGTCAGGCCCTTGAAACCCTCGCCGATCATCTGATTGTTCTCTTTGCGTAAGAAATAGCGCACCTCGTGCCCGGCCTTGATACAGGCGAGCGCGAACGGCAGTGCGCAGCCGGCGTCCTCCATTTCGATGATGAGCACCTTCACGGGCTCCCGCCGTAGGTGGGCGGTGTGGCGAGCTGCTGGCGCTTGATCGCCTCCTGCTGCTTTCGGTAGAGCGCTTCGCCTTCCTTGCTCAACGCCTTCGATCCCGAACGCTCGCCGGCGCTCGTGGCATCCTCGGACGCCGCGCGCACGGTCGCGCCGGTCCTCAGGCGTTTGGCGACCGTGGATCCCAGCTCACCGACAGCCGGACCCACCGTTTTTGCGACCGTGCCCAACCCGGTGTCCTCCATCCAGTTCAAAATATTCTGGAAGGTGTTGGAGCCTGACACGCGTGTGGTGGGCATGGTCTTTGCGATCTGGGCGGCTTCGCGAATGTCCATGAGCTCGCGCGTCGCTTTGCGCCCGAAGATGACCTGTAGCTTCTCTTCGCCGCCCTCCACGGTGCCGTCGTTGCCGATGCCGCGGATCCAGCGGTTGATGGAGTCCGCGGTGATGTTCGCCTCGCCGCGCTCATTGGTCGAGACGCCCTTCTGGATCTCATCGAGAAGGTTCTGTGCGGTAGCCGCACGAAGTGTGCGAAGGGCCTGCTTGCCCTGCAGGCGGGTCTCGGCGTCCTGGCCGGCCAAGAGCGAGCGCTTTAACTGGCGGATCTCATCGATGCGCGCGTTCTTGATGGACACCTTCCACACGTCTTCGAGCGCGGTTTTGGGATCGGTGCCAAATCGCCCGCCCTTGGTGCCGACCAAGCGGTCGATCGCGCCCTGGTTTTTGAACTCCGCTCGCTCGGCGCGATGCGCATCGCGCGCCTCTTTCCACTTGCCGGCGGAATTGGGCAGCCCCTCGTCGAACATCTTGTCGATCACGGCGAGCACCTGGCCCGCGTAATGCGCCGACGGGCTGGTGGGTCCTGCGTGCTTGCCGGCGAGCTGGCGCAAGTCGTCGAGCTCAATCGCACTGATCGGCCGGCGCTCCTTGGGCTCGCCTGCTTCGTCGAGCGACTCGATGCCGGCTTTCTTGAGCCAGCCGCGAAGCCACCCCAAGTGCTGGGTCTGCGGGTTGATGACGTCGGGCTCGCCGCGGATGAAGTCGTACATGGGACCTGCGTCCACTTTCGCATCCGGGTCGGTCTTGCGGGCCTCGGCGTATTTCGCGTTGGTGACGGCCTTCGCCTGGCGCTGGCGTTTGGTCAGGATCCCGGGCGCCTCTTCGGAACGGCCGGCAATCACCTCGCCCACGCGCTCACCCCGAAGCGCCGATCCGCGGCTCGCGCCCACCCCGCGCAGCCGATCGATGAGCACCTCGATGTTCTTGCGCAGCCCCGCGTTCGCCTCCTCGTCGATCTGCCGGATGGCGCGGCCGGCATTGGTGCCCGCCACCCCCTCCTCCTTGATGAGCTGGGCATCGTCCCGCGAAAGTCTGCCGGCGGTGGTTTTGATGGGTACGCGCAGCGCCTCAAGCTTCGCCTGGCGTTTGACCGCCTCGGGGTTTAAGCGATCCAAGGCCTGGGCGTCGGCCGCCACGCGCTCAAGCTTCGCCTGCGTCCGGGCGCCCAAGGCGTCCCAGGTCATCCCGAGCCGATCCCGCACGAACGCTTCAGCCCGCCCGCGGGGCGTATTCGGGGTTTCTGGGGCCGGGGTGGGCGCTGCAGCACCTTCGAGGCTCGTGTTGGGTGTTCCCCGTGGAACACCGGGCGCCACGGTCAGATCAGGCGCTGTGGCCGCCGCAGGGGCTTGAGGCGCGGCGCTGGCGCCAGACGGCGCAGACGTTGGGGTAGCAGCTGCGGGGCTCGCGGCTGGCGATTGCGGGGGCGGCGCGGCCGGTTTCACGCCTTCATCGCCTGCCACCCGGGCTCCCCGCGGTAGCGCGCGGGTCAGCTCGCCGCCGAGGGCCATGGGGGCGGCGTTCAAGGTGGTCTTCGTGGCGGCGCCGTACGCGGATGCAACCTGGTCCTTGTGGCGGTCGATGAAGTCGACCACCGCTTTCGGTGCGCCCAAGGATTTCGCCACCTCGGCGGCCTTGGTGCCCGCGGCGGCGATCGCTTCGGTCGCTTGGGCGCCCTGTTTATCCGTCCAGTCCTCGAACGCCTGCAGGCCGCGGGCGACATCCGACATGACCGCCCTGCCCTTGTCAGTACGCGGTGTGTACGTGAGCGACTCCTCTAGGCGCGCGGCGGCGGCGTTCGCGTCGGAATCGGCGATGCCGAGCGCCTCGTTGGCGTAGCCGCCCGCCTTGACCAGGCCGCCGGCCAACGCCGCCACCCCGCTCGAGGCGGCCGAGGCGGCGATGTCGGCGCCCTCGAGCAGGCCCTTGACCCCGGATCCTTCGTAGAGCTTAGTCGTGCGACTCTTTTTTGCAGGGTCCATCCAGTCCGCCGGCACCGTGATCCCGGAGCCTTTGAGTTTCTCGGCGATCTGCGCCTTGCTGGTCCCGTCCGGGATGCCCTGCAGCAACGTGCCGTTCGGGAGCTCGACGTCCATTACGGCAGATCATCCCAGTGGACCACCCGGGCCGGCGCGGCGGCGCCCGGCATCGCCGCCGGCGCGCCCGGCGCCGGTGCCCCGCGCCCGGGCGCCGGTTGCGGTGACTGTGGGCTCGGCGGGGCCGCGACGGTCGGGGTTTGCCCCGACAGAAACGCATCGTGCAGGCGTTGCTTGGCGGACGCCGGCGCCGCCAAGCTCGCGGTCGTCTCCTGGTCAAACCGGTCGAGCACTGCGTTGAAGGCCTCCTGGCTCTGCGCCGCGTTCAAAAGCTCGTAGCCGTGCTCCTTGTCGGCGACGGTGGCCACGCCTTTAGGATTAATGGCCCGCGCCCAGGTGTTGATGACCGCGGTGGTTGCGGCCTTCAAGCTCGCGAGGCCTGCGTCGTTCAACTGCTTGTCGGTCATCTGCGAGAGCTTGCTCCAGGGCAGGAAGGCGCTTCGTGGGACGGCGGCCGAGGCCTGCCGGGCGTTCGCGATCATCTGCTGCGCCTCGGAGGACGCCATCTCGACGTTCGCCTGCTGCGTGCCCAACGATCGCTGCTCGGAGACGAAGCCCGTGTACTCGGCCAGGCGAGCGGCGATGTCGGCGGGCTTCATGCCCTGCTCTTTGGCCTGCTGCGCGATGGCGTGGCGGACCATGATGATATTCTGGGCACCCTGGGCGCCCCGGCCTAAGCCGGTCATCACCGACTTATCCCCCGCCAAGTACTGCCCGGCGAGCGCCTGGGCGTCCTCATCGGTGAACTTGCCTTCGGAGGCGAGCTTGATCTTGGCGGATGCGAGCGCTTCCTGGTCGCGGATCTTGCGCGCCGACTGCTCCTCGAGCGTGGTCTTATGGGTTTCATCAAACCCTTCCTTTTTCTCGGCGAGATTCTGCTTGCGCTCGGCCAACTGCTGCGCGATCGCGGCCTTCGCTTGTTGGCTCCTCGCGACCATGGAGTTCACCCATTCGACGCTGTAGCCCTGTCCCAAGCCGGCCTTGATGGTCGCTTTATCCTGGTCATTCAAGAGCGGCGAGCCGTCGGGCAGCGTCTGCTGGCTCATGCGCGTCACCCAGTCGATGACATCCTTCTGCATGGCATCGTGGATCTGCTGTTCGGTGGCCTTCGGGTTCGCGGCCTGGATCTGATCGTGCTTGGCCTTCAACTGCATGAGATCCGAGCCGATGATCTCGTTCTTCGCCTGGTAGAGCTCGAGCTGCGCGTTTTGCAGTTGGGTCTTGCCCGCCTGCTGCCCTTGAAACCCGCGCATGAGCTCCATGCCGAGCTGCGGGCTCCTTTTGGTGATTTGAGCCACCGCCGCGTTCTGGTCCTCGAGCTTGGAGAGATCCTTGCCGGCCAAGATCTGCTTGGCGTAGGTCATGTCCGATTGTTGCTGCCTGTCGGCCGCGATCTTGGCCTTCTGCTGCGTGTTCGTGTTGTAGAGGTCCGCGAGTGTGAGGGCCTTACCTTGCGCGCCGGATAAGTCCGCGTTCGCGCCGCTTGAAATATCACCGATCACGGATGCATCAAATGCCATGGCGCGCTCCCTAGCTGTAACCGGCAATCGGCGCGGTGTACACCGGCGCGGCCGCGCCCGCAGAGCCGTCGAAGTTCGACCCCACCAGCGCCGGGTTGTACGTCGGGGTCGCGGTGCCCGCCGGGTTGTTGAGCCCCTGCAGGGCGTTGTAGGTCAAGAACTGGTTGCCCGCGGTGCCCGCGGCCCGGGTCAGGCCCGCGACCTCGTTCGAAGTGATCGAGGCGTTGGTGTTGCCCTGGTTGATGCCGATGTTGCCGATCGTTGAGGCGGTTTGACCGATGTTGGCCGAGACGCCGGACGCGGCGGACTGCCCGATGGTCTCCTGACCCAACGCATTGTTGATCGCCTGCTGGTAAGTCTGGTCGCCCAACTGCGCGCCGAAGGACTCGACGCCCTGGATCTGATTGCCCGAGAGGTTTAAACCCGAGGCCGCGGCCGCCCGCTCGGCCGCTTCCACCCCGGTCGTATAGGTCGCCTGGTAGCCCGGCGTATTTTGCAGGGTCTGCTGGGCTTGGCCGGGGGTCGCCGAGGTGAGCGCGTTGTAGGTGGCGATGCCCTGCTGGCCTTGCGCCACATAGGGCGCGGCGATCGCTTGCTGCTGCGCGAGGGCCTGCTGCTGTTCCGAGATCGCCGCATTCGAGGCCGCCGTGGTGGCATCGGCCGCCTTGTTCGCGCCGTACACGGTCGCCGCGGCGCCGAGCACGGCAGAACCGCCGATGGCGATCGCCGCAATGGTGCCGCTCATGCCAACTGCTCCCAGCGCGCCCGCGGGGTCAACCGGTAGTCCACCGTGATTTCCTCGCCGCCGCCAGGCCCGCGCGAGCCCGCGATGGGTTTGACGGCCATGAGCCAAGCGAGCCCGTCCGCGCCGTAGACGAAACACGCATTGGGGTCTCGCGCGTGGTTGGTGTAACGCCCCGCCGGCGTCCTTTTGCCCATCCAGGTGCCGGGCGCGATGAATTCCCCCGGCGCGATGTCGGCGGTCGCAATCAAGCCCTTGCCCTCGATCCTCGAGCGCCCGACGCGGAACTTGTAGGCGCCAAACGGCAAGGTCGTGACGTCGTCCGTACGTAACGAGGCGGCGCGCACCGCCGCGGCGCTTGCGCCCTGCTCGGCGAGCATGGCCTCGAAGTCCCCGTCCGCATCGAGCATGGGCAGAATCTGCCCGGGCGCCTCATCATCGAACTGCGCCGCCTCCAAGGCCTCGACGTCGGTCTCGGAGGTGTTCCAGGTGTTCACGAAGATCATGTCTTCATCGACGAGCGCAATCTTGCGTCCCGCGCTCGCCTGAAACTCGGCCGGCGCGCGCATCTGGGTCTGCGTGCCGTCCTGTAGGAAAAACGTCAGCGCCCCTTTGACCAGCAAGCACCCATGCGGCCCCCGGTGGCTTCGGCCGATGAGGAGCGTGCCGCGCGCCGCTGAGAGTTCGCGCATGTAAATGTTGGGTCCGAAAATGTGGCGCACCTGGGCCGAGGCCTGCGGCAGGTCCGCGAGCTCTTGGATGAGCTGCTCGATGGAGTGCTCGAGAATGGCCCGCGGCACATCGATCCTCGCTTGTGATTGCTTCATACCGTGCTCCCCGAGCCGTTGACCCACACCGTGGGGTTCAAGCTCTTGACGAAAACCGGGTAGCCCAAGGTCGCGTCGAAGTACTGCAGGCCGATGTATAGGCCCGTGCTCGGGCGCGCGGTGGTGGCGCCGTTGCCGCCCAAGGGTTTGACCGCGTTCTGCACGGTCGTGAGCCAGGCGTTGAACGTCGGGTGCAAGGTGACCGCCCGCTGCCGGCCTTGATCGTCGGTGTAGGTGCCAATGGGCGCGGTGGTCGGCAATGGCGCTACGTTCATTTGGTTTCTGGCCTGCCCTTTGTCTGGATGGCGCCATCGGTGATGACGAACTTCACGGGATCGGTCATGCGGATGCGCCAGGTGAAGACTCGGCTCATGCCAAAGCGCCTGAAATTGACTCGCGTGACGAACTGACCCGTCGCGCCCAACGGCACCAGGCGCGCCTGCAGCCACGTGCGCCCGTTGTCCTTCGAGCACTCGAGCGAAACTTGAGGGTTTAACCCCTGGCCGCTCGAGGTGCCCACGCCCGTCTCCATGTCGAGATAAAGCTGCGGGACGCGGAAGCGATTGAAGCCCTTGAGCGCGTGCTTGGTGATGATTTCGCGCAAGATCGCGGTGCCGTTGTCGGTGAATGTATTGTCGTCCATCCGGTACACGTTGCCCGACTCGTAATCGGTGATGAGCGTGTCGCCGTTGTAGTAGGCCGACAGGTTACCCTGGTGCCTGACATACGGCCCGATCGAGAGTCCCGTCTGCGTCTCGCACGGGATATTGGTCGAGAGGTCAAAGAGAAACGAGCGGCCCATGGTCGGGAAGGTGATTTGATAGAACGGGTGCTTGTCCCGCTGGTACGTCAAGGCCACGGCGTCGGAGTAGTAAAAGCCGTTCTGATTGATGATGTAATCGATCTCCTCGGAGATGGGCGTGATCGTGTAGCCATCGATCCGGCACACGCGCCGCGTGCCCGCCTCGCTTTGCAGGAGCGCGACCAGCGCATTGTCGATGTGCCCTCGGGAGAAGACGGCGGCCAAGCCCCATTTCAAGGGCGATGATTGGATGAGCTGGAACGGCTGCGAGGGCGGCGTCGAGCCGACCGGCTGCCAGAACTCCAAGTGCTGCTGGCCGAAGAGGATGAGATTGCCCATGAGCTGGTCGACCGCGACCAGAATGTCAGGGTACGCGGCGGCCGTGGCGATCGAGAGCGCGTAGCCGGTGGTCGCATCGTTGATATTCGACACCGCGAACTGGCCGGTGCCGGCGTTCTCGGTCACGAAATAGCCGCCGACGTTGGTGCAGGTCTTCGAGCCCGCGGTAAACCAGAGCGCGGTCGCGGAGCTCAACGCGGAGAGCACCTGCGTCGAGGTGTTGAACACATAGCCTGACGAGCCGTCGACGATGAGGATCTGCGACACGGAGGGGTTCGCGGCCATGCTCACTTGCCCCGTGATGCTGCCGATGGTGCCCGAGGCGCCCACCACCGCGTTGCCGCCGGCGACGGACGGCGCCGAGAGACTTTGAAACTGATTGTAGGTGACGACGTACAGGCTCGAGTTGGTGGGACCTAAAATGCCGCGCACCGGGGTCGAGAGCGGAGAGCCGACCACCATGGAAAGAACGAGGCCTGGGGTGCCGTAAATGACGACCTTGGACTTATCCCCATCGGGCCGCGGTTCGTAGTACGCGTTCACCCGCCGCTGGCGGGTGACCACCATCGATTTGCCGACGACGCCTGAGCCAAAGAGCGGGAACGGCTTCAATAGTCCTCCTCGCTTTCGGGCATGAAATACGCGGCGGTGACCTGCGGGTTGCCCTCGCGCGCCTGCGTGGTCGCGAGCACGAAGGCCGCCTGCTTGTCCGTCGTCCAGTCGCAGTCGAACATGGAGCAGATGCCTAAGCTCAACGTCCACGCCAGATGCCAAAACCACTCTTGTGGAAATTCTGGCGCATCGCCCGGGTTGTTGAAGTCCATCGCTTCTCGCAGGTACACGAGGTGCAGGTGCTTGGTCACGTCCTGGGCGCCGCCGCAGTCGATGTAGTAGTGACCCACGTTGCTCTGCACGCGCGCCTCGTAATAGAACGCGGTGGGATCGGCGACGTTGGTCGGCATGGTTTTGGTGGGCAGCGCCTCGTACTGCTCCACGGTGAGCTCGTTCTGCGGCGTGTCGGCGTAGTTGATGTCGCGCAGGACCGAGGTCAAGATCTTCATCGGCCGCTGCGCTTTGGTGGTGAAGTTCCACACATAGTTGCCGATGCCGGCGGAGCCGCCCGTCGGGATCCCGGAGGTGAGCGTGATGCTCCCCGCGCTCGAGCTGAAGGATGAGACCGTGGTCCAATAGATATCGGTGTTGCCGGCGCTATTGACGTACTGAATGCCGATGTAGTCGTTGATGTTCACGGCGGAAATCGGCGATCCGATGTAGATGGTCGTGGCGCCGGCCGCCGCCACGGCGGTCAAATTGCTCTGCTGGTAGAGCGTCGGGTAAGAGAGGCCCGTGACGCCCGCCGCGGCATAGTCGCCGTTCGGCGAGCCGATCGAATACATGAATTTGAGGTACGACAGAAAGAGGTCGCAGCGCACGCGCTGCCACATTTTAAAGCCCGGCGCGCGGTCGAGCTGGCCGGCCAGCTGCTTGACGATCATGTTGAGCACGCGCGCGCAGTCGACGATCTCCTGGGCGGTTGGCACTTCGGTCGGCTCCAGGAGCGCCAAGTTCAGCATCGCCTGACGGATGATGTCATCGCGCGCCACCGAGAACGTAAAGCTGCCGCTCGTCGTGAACTGTAGCGACTGACTCGTCCCGGTGGTGTTCAAGATCGTCACGCGCTAGACCTCGATCACGCTCTTCTCGGGGTCGCGCAGCGCCTGATCCGGTGTGGACACCACCGGTCGCAGGGTCTCAGGAAACCTCGCCTGCAGGGCGCGAATTTCGGCGTCGGTGAGCTTCTGCACCCCGGGCGGCGGCGTGCCGTCGCGCTTTGCGTACTCCTCGAGGCGCCACTGGATCACGTGCCAAATCACCCGGTAGGCGTCCTGGGCGCCGATGTCGAACTGACACTGCGCGACGCCAGAGCCTTTGCGAGTGTGCAGCTCCTCGGTGCCTTGGACTGCCGGCGCTTCGGTGCAGCGCGCCCAGCCGTGGTGCAGGCGATGGCACGCCGGCGCCTCGTCGCGGCCGCGGCCCTGACAGTGCGTGCCCACCGAGGCCAGGCTGTGCGTGTTGACCCAGTCGCGCGTCAAGTTCTCGACCGTGGAGTGCGAGAGGAAAATCACCTTAGGCATCTCCTCCTGGCACACCGAGTTGAGGAGGCCCGTCTCAGGGCCGATCACCACGTCGCAGATCTGCACAAGCGAGAGCGACTCGCGAACGGTGTATTTGCCCGACCGGCAATGCACGCGATCCTTCGCCTGCTCCCACCCCTGCTCCAAGAGCACGCCGTCGGGTCCGCCTAAGAACACCACCGAGACTTCGGGAAAATCGATCAACATCCCGGACACCACCTCATCGAGCCAGGGCCAGACCTTGTGCACGGAAGAGCCCGAGAGCGACCACGCGATGAGAAACTTGCCGAAGGCCTTCTTCTCGAGCCTTGCCCACTTGGCTTCCGCGGCGGTCGGGTAGAACTTGACGCGCCGCATCGATTCCGAGACGCCGGCGATGAGGTGTTGGCGGTCGAGGTAGTTCACGTTTAAGAGTGCGTGGCGCACCGCCGGCGCGTAGGTGTCGACGGGCCGGTCGGTCATCGCGAGAAGCCCGCCCTCGACGCTCTCGCAGAGGTTCACCCATTTGTCGTACTTCGCGGACTGGTACTTCCAGAACGGCCCCAGCCACTGATCCGGCACCTGGCCGCGCCCCTGCAGATAGAATTCATCGATATTCGGGTCGTGCTCGACCACCTCGCTGCCCTGGTCGGCGGCGTAGAGCGTGATGTGGTAGCCCTCCTCTTTCAGCGCCGCGAACACGCTCGAGGCCTGCAGCATGTCGCCGATCGCGCCGTAGCGCACGATGCCGCAGGTCTTGCCCACCGGTCGCGGCCGGTCGTGGTACCAGTGCTTCGGCGTGCGCTCGACCTTCTGGAACACGAAATACAGCGAGTACTCCTCGTCCTGGTTGCGCTTTTGAAAGTCCATGAGGTCGTGGGGACCCGCCGCCCACATGAGCTCCATGACGTGGTTATAGGTCACGTTCCATTTGTGGTCGGGGTTGGCTCCCGGCTCGCCCACCTTCGGATACTCGTCGGCGTCGGGAAGGTAGAGGACCAGATAGCCCTTGGGCTTGATGACCCGCATCCACTCGCGCAAGGTCTTGACCAGGCGCGCCTCCTCGACGTGCTCAAGCATGTGCGAGGAGAACACAAAGTCCATGGAGGCGTCGGCGACCAGGTCGAGCGAGCCCGCGTCGTTCACAAAGAGGTCCGGCCGCGGCATCTGATGACCGAAGATCGCGGCGTCCGCGTTATTGTCGACCGTGATGAAGTGCGGAAAGGTGCGGTAAAGCCCGGCGCCCACGTCGAGCCCGCGGCCGCGGGTCCACTTGACGATTTCCCACTTGATCTTGGCGGCCTCGTTGCCCTGCGGTCCGTCGATCTTCCACGTCATCTACGTCTTCCCTTTCCTTCGATGCAAACAAAAACACCCGGACGAGGCCGGGTGCGCGCTCGGCCCATCGTGTGCGCATGCCCTACTTCGGTTTCGCCGCCGGCGCGGCCTGGGCGGCCGCCGGCGCCGCGGGCTTGGCCTCGAGCTGCGCCGAGAGCCGCGCCAGGAGCTCGTTGGTGCGCTTCTGGCTGTCCTCGAGGTCGCGGATGCGCGCCTGCAGCTGCTCGTTCTCGGTGAGGAGCTCAGGGGCCGACTTCGGCATCGGCACGCCCTGCTTGTAGCCGACCGGCGCGTAGTCGCCGCGGTACATGACTTCGACGCCCTCATACTGCTGGATGTACTTGCCCTCCATGAAGCCGTCGCAGTAGATGACGCCGTGCTCCTTCGACGGGTTGAAAAGGCGCACCCCGTCTTCGGTGAAACGATCGCGTTCGATCTTCGGTTTCTTGACGGCTGATGCCATGGTGGTGTCCTTCAATCCCAGATTGCGTTGATGGCGCCCGGTGTGCCGGAGGTGACCGCGACGAGCGCGCCTTTGTAGCGCACGCCGATGCCGGCGGGTCCGGCGGATAAGTTCACGCCCTGAGTCGCCGTGCCCGAGAGCAGCAGATTCGACTGCGTCGCCGTATTGGTCCCTAAGCCCGTGGGCGGGATGATGTCGTAGATGTTGATGGCGAACGCAGTGCCGGCGCTCGCGACGGTCGCGCCGTAGAGCACGCCGAAGCTCGACGGTTGCTGGCCTTGCTGGCCGACGCCCGGCACACCGGACTGGCCGGGGTTCAAAGTCGTGGTCCCGGCCGTGGTGATCGGGGTGTACTGACCATTGGCTTCGCCGAGCTGCAGCGGCATGGGGCTAAAGCCGGTCTAGGACGTTGTTGCGTTCGACGAAGCCCACGTCCCCTTCGACGCGGATCTCATCGTAGAACGCGTCCTGGTGAGCCTTGGTGTACTCATCCTCGGTCGGGCTCATGCGCTTTCGCTGAAAACCGTGGCGCACCGCATCGGCATTCCAGTCGCGCGACACGTCGGTCTCCCCGCCCATGACCATGGGGAATTTGCGCTGGTCCGTCTGCTCCTGATCCTCGATGTCGGTTCCGGGCGGCAGGCTCGTTTGAAACGCGGCGTTGGTCGAGGCATCGGGACCCGAATGGTTCTCGGACCCGGGCATGCCCTTTTTGACGCGCGCGCTCTGATCGGTCACCCAGCCGGTCGACGCGTCGTCGTTCCGGTTGTCGGGGTAATCGACCTGATACTTTTCTTGAAGGATGCCGGGCACGGGATGGCAATCAGGTGTTGGTCATGCCCGGGCGGCCGTAATCCATGCCGTCCGTCCAGCCGTCGCCGGGGTAACCCATGGCGGTGACCGTTTTGAACGGCATCTTGCGGATGTCTGCGTTCTCCTGGTCCTCGATGTCCATGCCGGGCGGCAGCGACTGCAGCATGACGTTGGCGCCGCCTTCGATCAGGCCCTTCTTGGTGAGGTACCCATCGTCCTTGATGCCGACCATCTCGTTGCCTTCCATGTGCGCCGAATCGGGCAGCACATTGACGTCGGCGTAGCGGTCGCCCTTCATCTCGTGACGCTTGCCGCCGCGCGCGTTGGCGGACTTCATCACCGCCTCTTTCGACGGGTTCCTGCCGCCCATGGTGGGCGTCGAGAGGCCGTCGCGGGCCACCTGCGGGCTCTCGTACATGCCCTTTTTCTTCATGCCGTTCATCATTGCCATGCGAAGTCTCCTTACGCCAAGCGCGCGGCGTTACGCGTTGACCGCGGCGAGCGGCTGGATGTTGTAGTCGATGGTGATCTCGGACGCGGCGGTGGCATCCGTGCCGCCTTGCACGTAGAAGCTCGCGCCGACCGGCACCACCACCCCGCCCAAGCCTGCGGTGCCCGTGTTGGTGTTGATCTGGATCTGCTGGTAGGCGCCCACTTGTCCCGTGTAGGTTCCCGAGGCGTTGTATTGACCGCCCACCGTCCACGGACCATAGGAGGTGGTCGAGAGCGCGACGGAACCCGTGCCACCGGTGTTTTGCACCACGATGAGCGAGAGCTGATCGGCGTTGATGGCGACCGTCGAGGAGCCATTGGCGCCCGAGTACGTGTAGGTGGAGGTGCCCGCCGCGGTGATGTTGACGGTGAGGCCGTAAAGAATGAGCGCGGCGTGCGCGGCGTATTTGGCGGTGACGCCCGCCGCGCCGGCGGCGCGCACTAAGAAGGCGGCCTGTCGAGCGGTGTAAGCCGGGTTGTCGTAGCCCGCGCTTTTCTGGGTCGATGCAATGGTCTGAGTCATGTCCGATTCCTCTTAACCCGCCTCTCGAGCGTTGTTGGGGCTTGGAAAGCAGCGGCGGGAGAAGGCCCGCCGCTCACCCGATAAAATCAGATCAGGCCGCGCTGTCCCACTTCACGATGCGCACGTTCTGCGCGAGCGTGTGCACGATCCCAAAACCGCCTAAATAATACCAAGCGATGCCCTTCGACCTGCCGTAGTCGGTCGGGATCTTGCCGCGCATCTCCTCGGGCACCACCACGGCCTCGGCGACCGTGTCGTTGCCGAAGAAGAACAGCCAATCCGACTGACCGTTCACCCAAGGGATCGTCGTCACGCCGTCGGTGCCCGTGCCCTTGGCGACGTTGGTCTGCTCGATGTAGCGGGTGTTCTCGTAGCGGCCGATCTCCGCGTTCATGATGAGATTGAAGCCCGTGTCCGAGTACTGGTGGATGGTCTC